GCTACGGCTTTCGGTACGCTGCAAGCTACGCTCACTAACTTCCGCTACCTCCGCTCTGTGTGGAAGAAGAACTGCGAGGAGGAAGCGCTGCTTGGCGTCAGCTTGACGGGCCTCATGGACCACCCTGTGCTTAACGGCAGCAAGGGTAACAAGAAGCTTGAAGACTGGCTGACCGTAATGCGTGAGCGTGCCATCAACGTGAACAAGCAGTGGGCTGAGAGCCTTGAGATCAACCCTGCTGCTGCCATCACGTGCGTTAAGCCAAGCGGTACGGTGAGCCAGCTTGCGCTGTGTGCGTCAGGCATTCACCCCAACTACTCACGGTACTACGTACGCACGGTGCGCCAGGATAACAAAGACCCGATGACGGACTTCCTGCGCGCTCAGGGTGTACCGTATGAGGCGTGCGTCATGAAGCCTGACACCACCACCGTGTTCAGCTTCCCGATTGAAGCACCGAAGACCTCCATCTTCCGTAACGATGTTGGCGCTATCGGACAGCTTGAAGTCTGGAAGCAGTATCAGTTGCACTGGTGCGAACACAAGCCGTCCATCACTGTGTACTACAAGGAGGACGAGTTCTTCGCTGTGTGTCAATGGATTTGGGACAACTGGGACATCATGTCTGGTATCTCCCTGCTGCCCTACGACAACGGCACGTACCGTCAGGCGCCCTATCAGGAGCTTACGGAGCAGGAGTACAAGGAGCTGTCTGCTCACATGCCTGAGATTGACTGGGCTGCTCTGCCTGCCTTTGAGCGTGGCGACACCACCACCGGAAGCCAAGAGCTTGCCTGCACTGGCGGTGTTTGTGAAGTTGTGGGCTCTGGGGCTTGACACACACCATGCTGGCATGATAAAATAATATCGTTATGTAGCGTTACGGCAAACCTAATACAGCAATACCATTATTAGTTAGGCCGTAACGTAGCATAACGCCAGCGTAAAGGAGTACACTATGAGTAGAATGGGTGACTACGTAATCGCATTGCAAGAACAAGAAGAGCTAAGTAGGCTAAGGAGACAGCCGAATGAAAGCAGTAGTGGACATCGAAACGAACCTAGCGCACGACACGATCTGGATGGCGGGCGTATACCTACCAGAACGGAACGAAGCCGTATCCTGCACCACGTCATCCGCATTGCGGGACGCTCTACGCGGCGTTGACACCATCATCGGCCACAACCTGCTGGCCTTTGACCTTCCGGTCCTAGAGCGCGTCTGGGGCTGGGCATGGGAAGGAAAGGTCCATGACACTCTCGTCATGGGCCGCTTACTAAACCCCCCTGCTGAGGGCGGACACTCTCTGAAAGCTTGGGCGCTGCGGGCCGGTAAAGAACTGAAGCAAGACTTCGACGTTACCGACTTCGACAAGGGCCTTACGGACGACATGATCCGCTACTGCCTGCAAGACTGCCGTGCTAACTGGGACGTGTATGAACACATCGTCGCAGAGCTAGATCGGCAGGACTTCAGTCAGCAGTGCCGTGACCTTGAGCATGCTGTCGCTGAGGCTACGGTGCAGCAGATTGCCAACGGCTTTGCCTTTGACTTTCCCACCGCATGCAACCTGTACTGCGAGCATGAGCAGCGCATGCGTGAGATTGAGGAAGAGCTGCAGGCTATCTTCCCGCCCATCATTGAGGAGCGCTGGTCTGAGAAGACTGGTAAGCAACTCAAGGACCGTGTAACTGTGTTCAACGTAGCTTCGCGTCAGCAAGTGGCGGAGCGTCTGGCCCAGAAGGGTGCCGTGTGGCGTGACACTACGCCCAGCGGTAAGCCCAAGGTGGACGAGACTACGCTCAAGCAGAACGAACACGTACCGGAAGCCGTACTAGTCCTTGAGTATCTTACGCTGCAGAAGCGCTACGGTATGCTCAAGTCCTGGCTTGATGCTGTGCAAGACAGCGGGCGTATCCATGGCCGTGTCAACACGTGCGGTGCCGTGACGGGCCGTATGACACACAGCTCACCTAACATGGCACAGATACCTAGCGACTCTCTGTACCGCCAGTGCTTCGTTGCGCCTGAGGGCAGCAAGCTTGTCGGCATTGACGCTAGCGGCCTTGAGCTGCGCATGTTAGCCCACTACATGGACGATGCAGAGTATACGGACCTGATCCTTAACGGAGACATCCACACCTACAATCAGCAGGCAGCGGGGCTGGACACTAGGCCCCAAGCCAAGACGTTTATCTATGCGTTCCTGTATGGCGCCGGTGACGCCAAGATTGGTAGCATTGTAGGCGGCTCGTCACGCAAGGGCGCACAGCTTAAGCAACGCTTCCTAGACAGCCTGCCTGCCCTGTCACGGCTGATTAACAAGGTGGCTAGGCACGGGCTAGTAGGTAGCTTACCGGGGCTTGACGGGCGCCGTGTGCTGATACGCAGCGAACACGCAGCACTCAACACCTTGCTGCAATCTGCTGGCGCTATCGTAATGAAGCAAGCGCTAGTAATTGCCACGCAAAAGCTAGCAACCTACGGCTACCCGTACAAGCTGGTGGCTCAAGTGCACGATGAGTTTCAGGTAGAGGTGCCTGAAGAGTATGCGCAGCAGGTAGGCGCAGTGTTCCGTAACGCGATAAGGGAGGCAGGACGTAAGCTAAAGTTGCGCTGTCCGCTGGACGGTGAATACAAAATTGGAAACAATTGGAGTGAGACACACTGATGGACAATGTAAACCCGTTACCTTCACAAGAGCTGCTTCGTGAGCTGTACGATTACAACCCAGACACCGGAGTGTTTGCACGTAAAACCAAAACAGGAACAAGAAAAACAAAACCTATGCTGTCTGCTAGCTACAGAAACTCACGTATAGATGGGGTACTGTATAAAACTTCTCGCCTGATATGGATGTGGGTATATGGACAAGACCCAAAAAATATGTACATCGACCACATTAACGGCAATAGAGCAGACAACCGAATCAAAAACTTACGGCTTGTTAGCTCACTAGAAAACTCAAGGAACATGCGTCTTTATAAAACAAACAAAACAGGCATTCCCGGTATTGATATATACAAAGGAAGATATCGCGTTAGGATTAAAATTAATCGTAACGAAATCTATTTAGGATGCTATGAAGACCTTGATGAAGCCATAGCTGTGCGTAAGAAAGCTGAGCAGCACTTTGGGTTTCATAAAAACCACGGAAATTTTGTATTAGCCGCTTGACATTTCAAGCTACTTATGAGAAAATATAGTCACGGTCAAAGAACGACCGGATCACTGACAAGGAACTAAACATGGAAAATCAAATCGTTTCTATCCGCGCTACCGTTAGCTTCCCGTCCCTGATTGACGAGATTACCTATCGCGGCGCACCCACCGGCAAGTACGGCGTGCAACTCACCAACCTTAGCGAGCGTGCTATTGAGCGGCTGGAAGAGTTAGGCGTTGAGCTTAAGCAAAAGCCCGACGATAAGTACGCACGTGGCAAGTTCATTGAATGCAAGTCGCAGTATCCGATTGACAATAACGGACGTTTCAAAATCTTGTTTGAGTCTGATGGCAAGATTCCGTTTGAGGGTGACCCCCGCGAGATCGGCTACGGCTCCATCGTGCGCGCTAAGGTTAAGGCGTACAAGGGACGTGACGGTGTGATTCGTCCGTCGCTGGTTAGCATGGCTGTTGAAGAGCTGGTGCAGCCTGAAGTAACGTCTGACGAAGACGCAATGGCTGAGGTGCTGTAATGCGCTGGGGTCTTGACGGCGACATCATTCTGTACAGCGTGGCGTTCGCCGCCAAGGATGACCCCATTGCCTTTGCCTGTCGTTCAGCACGCTCCGTCTGCGAGCAGATTATGCAACAGCTTGGGGCGGAGGGTGCTGAAATCTACCTGACCGGAGACGGTAACTACCGGCTGCAGTACGGCTGCGATACCTATCCCTACAAGGGCACACGGAAGTCAGATAAGCCCGCACACTTCGCAGCGCTCAAGGAGTACATGATTGACTCTTTGGGCGCTGAGCTTGTGCACGGCGAGGAAGCAGACGACAAGCTTGGGTACATGGCGTACCAGCACGGGCACGGAATCGCAACGCTGGACAAAGACCTGTACGGCGTTCCCGGCTGGCACTGGAACTGGAGGCGTAGGGAGTTATTCAACGTGTCACCGGAAGATGCAGACCGTTTCTTTTACAAGCAGCTACTGACTGGCGACGCTACGGACAATATCCCCGGACTGTTCAAGCGCTTGGGCCAGAAAGCTACGCGCACGCTGCTTGATCCTATTGAAGATATGTTTGATCCCGCTGAGATGTACGCCTACGTACGTGACGTATACTCTCAAGCCTTTGACAAGGTGGGCATGTGCGTTGACGAGAAGGAGGAAATACTAGACGACTGGCTACTACGACAGGGGAGACAGCTATGGATTAGGCGTGAAGCTGGACAGATGTGGGAGTTTCCAGCATGAAGATTACACACATCGTCACATACCCAAAGCAAGCAAGAGCGATAGCCAGGATGGCACTACTATGGATGAAAGAACACGGAGTGATACGCATTACGGTGGAAACACTAGATGAGCAAGAAGGTACCAAGGACACGCAATGACGGCAAGTGGACGGAGGCACGCTACTTTGGCTTTATACGTAGCGCCCTCCGCTCTGCTTTCCAACGCTGGGGCCCGAAGCACAGCGCTAAGCAAGCCGCCAAGGTAGCGTACAACACCTACGTGTGCGCACACTGCGACGGTTGGTTTGGCGCAAGGCAAGTGGAAGTAGATCACATAGTACAGTGCGGATCGTTACGTAGCTATGACGATCTCCCCGGCTTCGTAGAGCGCATGTTCTGTGAAGCTGATGGATTTCAAGTGCTATGCAAAGACTGCCACCAAGCAAAGACTAACGCAGAAAGGAGTAAATAGCATGGCACGTGTAGGAATTATTGGAGACACGCACCTGCCCTACGAACTAGACGGCTACTTGGAGTTCTGTCAGGAGCAGTTTGATTTGTGGAATGTGGACACTGTGGTGCACATCGGTGACTTCATCGACAACCACAGCCTCAGCTTTCACGACAGCGAGCCGCTGCTGCATAACGTACACGGGGAGTATGAGTCTGCGCTTGAGCGGGCGAAGCGCTGGTACGACGCGTTCCCTAACGTCACGCTAATCCTAGGTAACCATGACCGCATCCCTGCACGGCAGCTACGCAAGCTGGGCATGGAGCCTTCCATCTACATGCGGCCCTTGGAAGAGCTGCTTGATATGCCGGAGGGCTGGCTTATCGAAGAACAAATTGAGATTGATGGCGTGCTGTACCACCACGGTGAAACCGCTAACGGTGTGAATGGCTTCCGTAACGACGCCAAGCAGCGCATGCAGTGCACCGTGTCAGGCCACAATCACAGCAACCTTGGAGTGAGCTACACGGCTAGCGACAGGGAGCTGGTATGGGGCATGTCGGTAGGCTGCGGCGTAAACCAGAAGCACCTCGCGTTCGCTTACGGGCGACATTTCAAACTCAAGCCCATCATCGGGTGCGGCGTGGTCATTGACGGTACGCCGTACGTTGAGCCTATGGACCTTGGCTCTAAGATTCGGAGGGTTTGACGTGCCGCTGCAAGACGATCCGTTAATTGAAGCTGTGCTAAAACACTGTGACCCGTGGGAGGTAGTTGACCTGTGCGACATTGACACACACGATTTGGTAGACCTACTGCGCAGCCACATCCTTGACAATAGAGAACGCTTTGAGAAGCACTTAGAGCTGTTCGACGACTGGAACGATTAACATGCCAAAGGTAATCGAAGGGGGTTTCGGGAAGAAGAAGCAGGAAGATCGCATCACGGTGCGTGACATGCTGTTCAAGTTACGCGAAGCGCTTGGGGACTTTGAAGAAAAGAACCCAGAGGTAGCGGTAGAGGCTGCTTGCGTTATCTTCATTGAAGACCGGGAGTTTGTGCTAGCCTCTAACGGCCTACACCCCGACACCGTTAACATGCTACTCGACCTTGGCAAATACAACCTAATAACTGGAGCTATGGGACATGCAGAAGAAGACTACGAAGGCCCCGTCCACTAACAGGCAGGAAGGCGGCAGTCACTACCAGCTACCTATCCAGCCCATTGAGTACATTTACAAGAACGGGCTGGGCTACATGGAAGGCAACGTCATCAAGTACGTCACGCGCCATGCAGACAAGGGCGGGGCTGAAGACTTGCGTAAAGCTATTCACTATCTAGAGA